CCACCTTTTAAGAAATTATAAAACTTTGTATATTCCTTACGAATAGATGCTTTGCCTTGATCTTGAGAACCTAATGATGTTGTACCCATTTCATTCATTTTATCAACTGCATCATTAATCTTATCCGATAATGTTCCAGTAACACTATTATCCTCTCTAGTATTTCCATAAGGAACATCACCCTCTGGTAACAATGAAATAATAGTATCATCAAAATTCCAAATCAATACTGCCATCACAGAGTCGTGAGCGTATCTTTGAAGAACTTCAATCTTTTTTGCTTTTGTTCTTTGTTTAGAGCAAGCATCTAATACCTCAAATGCAAATGGATTATTAGGCAATTGAGGTATAGGTGTTGTTTTTGTTTTAACCACTTTGGGTTTAGTCGTCTTCTTCGTCGTTGTTGTCATAATTTTCAAATCGGAATGCTACTATTTCATCAGGAACTATATTACCATTTCTATCATACATCTCTGGATGAATTTTTTCAACCTCTTGATAATTCATCATGTAATCTCTCGCAACCCATCCCCCTATTACTCCTACAATCAGAAACAATATAAACAGAAATGATGCGAATACAATACTTACTGCTAACATAATTCTCCTGAGATTATTTTTTTGGTTTTACATCCACATAAAAATCAAAGTGAATGTTTATGTCCTTGTTAAAAAAAGAGATCATCTTATCTAACAACAGACGAAATGATTTAGGTCTCTTTCTTTTACCTCCTGAGAGAATTAGCTCAAACCCACGATCAATGTGGGAGGTTGATTTATTTATATCGTATTTAAACGATCTTGTTTTCTCTGAGATATTTGATTGTGTCAACACAACCTCCTAATTTTTTACCATCAACTTGCACCTGTGGAAACGTTGAACCATTTCCAAATTCTTCATAAAAAGAATTTTTATCAAAGTGCTCATCTAAATTATACACAACATAGGTTAGTTTTGTCAAGTCTAAAACCTCTTTTACTTTTTCACAGTAGGGGCATCCATTCTTAGAGTAGACCGTAAAGTTCATATGTCTTCTTAAATAATGATTTATAAATTTAATGTTTTCTTATTATATCACACTATGATGATAATGGTTGTACAAATGTTCGATCTACACCATTCTCATCAACTTGAGAGGTTCCAGATGAAAATTCACCAGGATTATCAGGTTCTTCAATTTGTTCAAAATCTGGTTCAACAATCAGATGACCTTCTGAATCAGTCATTGTGTTATTAATAATATTATCATCTTGACGTTCACCAACAACCATCCATGAAATTGTATCAGTGCAAGAATTGTCCTGTGCTATGATTGTAAGTTTATTTCCTGATACTGAACCTTTTATATTTGTCCAACCTGTTTCATTTGTGGTAAAGCATTGAACATCACGATTCAGAGTGGCAAATGTACCCTCTGACATACCTGCATTGGTATCAATATTAACTGTGGATATACCAGCAACAAGTGTTGTTTTACCTCGATAGATGTTATCACATTGTGGACCTTCAATCGCAGCATGTACAAGATTTTTTGTAGTTGATAATCCAACAAGTGGATGAGGTATCTTGAATGGTTTACTACCAGTTGCAGATACATTTCCTTGTGCTTCAACTCCTCCAGAAGTACCATATAATTTTCTACCTGCTCCTGATTGTCCTTGATACCCAAACCAGATGCTTAATGCGTCTCTACTTTCCGCATCATAACCAGATTGCATTATTGAAGAGTCCATGCTGGTTACATAATCATTCATATCAATTGAAGCAACGGTTGCTGGTCTTCCATTTACAGTTATTTGATAACTCAATTGACCCCTTAACCAAACATACAGAGCACCTGACTCATTACAAGAAATATAATCTCTTATTTTTGCAATATTTCCTCCACCTTGTCCTTGTGTTAAAGAACTCGTATTAGCGTGATAATTATGAACTATACGAGAATAGTTTGCTCCATTACCACAATTAGATGGTCTAAATTTTATTTGCACATCCATCGCACCAACCCACATTCCATGAAGGCCATTATCAGTATGAACACCTGCTCTCATTATACGAACATCATTACCACCAGCATAATTTCGTACACCATATATTGTCACTTTGTAAAATCTTACCTTCTCTGTATCTCTCACTGATGTGCTTGCACCAGAAGTTCCAACAAAGTAGTTTGTATAATTTTCTCCCCAGTCGCTAGAATTGTCTGAATGATGTACATTGTAAAAAGTGCTTCCGTCTTTACTAAAATCAATACCATCTTTAATTCTTAGTACAGAACCATCTTGCTGATTATATAATCCTAAAGCGTTGTCAGAAGAGTTCCATTGAACATATGCTCTATTAGTGCTTCCTTCTCTAAATCTTATATACGGATTGGAAGTGTTCGCTAAAACTATTTTTTCATCAGTGATATTTCCCTGTATAGAGAGTGTACCAGTACTCTCCATTAAAAATCTATCAGCAAAATTTCCTGCATAATTCACATAGAAGTGAAGATTAGCAGTATTAACATTCGCTTGATAACTCTTTATCAATCCTTGTTGGTTGGTGTTATTTCTAAAAACAATTCCACCTAAATCTATTCCTGTGTCACCAGCACCTCTTTGAATTACCATATAAGGATCATTAGATGCTTGATAGAGATGGAATAATCCATATGTACCTGCTGCTGAAGCATCCGAATCTCCAATGGTAACACGACCATTTTCGTGAACACGCATTCTTTCATCGGTTCTATACAAAGCATTTCCATCTGCAGTGTTTCTTGTATAGAAACCGATAGCACCACCCGAACCATCATCACCAGATATTTGTTTACAAATAAATCCAATACCTGCTCTTACTCTGGCTTGTTGAGTTTTAAATCCAGCAGTGATTGGTATAACGTCTTCATCTGTTGCTGATGTATTATGAAGTCTTATACCATGATTTCCTAATGAACCATTAGAGTCCTCTACTGATGATGCAATATCAAGTTCCGCAAAAGGTGCTGATTCATTGACTCCAATTTTTCCTGTAACATTAACTCCAGTAGTTAATGTGGTTAATTTTGTTGCACCATTACACGATAATATTACTTCACCATGATGCACAGCGACTATCGCATTTTCATTTGCGGTTGAACCTCCAACTCTTAATATAAAATCGCCATTAGAATCAGTAGCTCTTATTGATATATTACCACCAGAATTATTAAGTGATAATTGACCAGTATGATTTTCAATAAAACTATTAGTTGTATCATGATATAATCTTAAATCTCCATAAGTGGATGAAGTTCGATTACCAAGTTCTAATGCCTTGTTGTCATATAATCTGAAATTTGTATTTACTCTTAAATGACCATTCTCCTCATTAATTCTGGCATCATAGTCTTCAGTTGTGTCATTCTTAAAGTCGATATATGCACCACCAGCAGTTTTAGTTATTTCAATAGAACCGTCGTTTGGTTGAAGCACTACTTGACCATTACTATGATTAGCAACTACTTTACCCGTAACTGTCACTCCGTTTGTTTGTGTCTCAAGCGTCTTTACGTTATTGTGATATAATTCAGCGGCTCCTTCATACCTTGCGATGATACCATTCGCACCAGATTTTGGTTGTAGATTTATAACTTTACCAGAGGTATTATTTACTATGGTTAAATGACCAGTGCTGTTGTAAATAAAAGAATCACCATTATTGTCATGATATAATTGTAAATCGTTTCCAGCACCAATTTGTAATCGTGAATTATCATTTTTTACTCTTACATGTCCTTGTTCAATAGCAAATTGTAAAGTACCACCTGTATGGAAATGATGAACACCCCCTAAATATGTGCTGTTATGATAAAGATAAGCTCTTTGATTAAGAGTGACATCAATAAGTTCAAATCCTTTACTGTTTGTTCCAGAAGCTCTAAATTTATATTGATTTCCTGTACCGTTAAGACAATTAAATTGTAATTCTGCAAAAGTACCTGTTACTTGTGCACCCGCACTTGTAGTCGCAACTCGTTCTACACCATTATGATATAATCTAGTTGATCCATTAAGAGTCCCATCAACAAAAACTTCACCATTTGTATAATCTTGAATATAAAAATTAGCCTTAGGTCTTATATAAAGATGTCCATCTCCAGCAACATCAATGTAATTATTGCTCCCGTTATGAAATATTTTAAAATCTGAACCAGCTCCAAATACTAATTTATCATCACCATCACCACCACTATCACCAAAAATTAAATTACCACCACCCATGTTAACATTACCACTCATTGTAGTAACACCAGCGATACTTACATTATCTAAGTTTGTATGACCATCTACATCTATATCTCCATTGCAATCTATTCCATTTCTTGCTGTGATTATTCCAACAGCATCAATACTTGTTACGTCTTCATAAGTTAATACTCCACCAATGGAAGCATTACCACTAATATCTAATGATGAAGCGGTGATTATTCCTGATGAATTAATTTGATTTACCTCAAATCCTGCAGAGTGTAAATTCTGAGTATGGAATTGAAGACCTTGAGTATGTCCTAATGTTAATGCTGTTCCTACATTTACAACATTGTTATCAATCGTAGTTGAACCTGAACCAAAAGTTACAACTCCTACAAAAGTTGCTTGTCCATTTGATTCAATAGTGACACCAGTTCCAACATTAATTTTATTAACTGTAATATCATCTTGATCTGTTAGAACAACGTTACCAGTTCTCCCATAGAAACCACTTACGTCTGATGTAGATGCACCAGCGAATCCAATATGTCTTACTTGTATCTCATCACCCACAGCAGGTGCTGCAGTGAATTGTATAATACTTGCTAGTAATGTATATGCTCTTGCTGTTGATGAATTACTAGGATGTTGTAGAACACCATTGATTGTCACCATCAAACTCTCATTGTTTGCAGGTGTGTGTGATAATGTAAATTCAGTTGTACTACCATCACCAGTAAAGGTGTCTATCTTATTATCACTAATATCAAACGTAGCGAGAGTATTTGCAATAATACTTCCCCAGAATATATCTTGATTAGTTGGTGCTACCTTAAATACAATTTTATGATTATCCTCGATTGCAAAACCTTCAGTATAAGATAAAGAGTCAGTGTTTGGTTTCTGCAATACATTGTTAATGGCAATGTTTAATTGAGTTGCATTATTAAATCTCGCTGCTGTTCCACCGTTATATGTAATTTTAAATTTTGTATTAACTCCATCAAACGCAGCGTTGAGTGTATGTGAAGATCCTGTACCAACTGATGATAAACTAATTGCATTACTATTCGCAGCATTTGATGCACTCGTAGCTAACTTAAATGTAGAAGCCGTATCAAAAATAACAAAATATGCAGTTCCTGTTGTAAGTCCACCAATATTTCCACCACCACCATTTGTATATGTAACTCTCTGTCCTTGAATGAAACGATGCTCAACTACCCTGATGGTATTATTAGTTGTGTCAACGACACTAGTTGCAGACCCATCAAAAGTCGCAGTATGAGATGATATATCATCTAAAACTTTAAAATTATTTACGTGGTCTCCTGCAACGGGACTATTACCAAGATATGGCATCTCTAATCAAACTTTTTTATTATTTATATCAATTATCAAACTCAATCCAACCATTAATCATATACTTGTTACCAATGAGTGGAGGATTTCCACGATGAGTATGTGTGAAACCTGATGGACAAATCACCATTGTGCCTTGTTTAGGTTTTATTCTTCTTGATTGATAAAGAAATTCTGTCTCGCCACCCTCTTCAACATCATTCAAATATACCATGACTAATAAAAGACGAGATCCATTTTTTCGGTTATCATGTTCACAATGCCAAACATGGTATCCTTCTGCTGGTTTAGTCTTTTGAATTTTAATACTATCATAAAATCTATGGGATGCCAAACTTGAAAGGACTCCATATTTCTTAGCATATTCGTTATAAGATTTCCATGCTATATTTACAAATTGTTGAATTGAAGGTTGCACTGCATCAAAAAATATATCATCATTAACATATTTCTTACTTCCAATAAAAACTAAATTATTATCTTGATGTATTTTTTCTACACCCATATCTTTACGACTTATCGCAAAGTTTAACTCAGCACTATCTTCGTATATTTTTATTAATTCTTCACAATGCTCTTTATTAAGAGCGTCATCAAAAACTCCTATGAAATCATCAATCATCATCATAAAATAATTATTTTAATTATATCACATAAAACCGATTATGGTTCTACTACCCATCCTTTTGTGTTATCAGCTTGATATGCCTCTTCATCCCATTTCCAATCACCAGAAGAAGGATATGGTATTGGTGGATCCCACAAAAATGTTGTTTGATTTAATGTATACGATGGGAAAGGTTGTTTCTCATAAAAAGCATGTTTTTCAACGTCATATAACATACCTGTACCAGCATAATTATATCCCATTGTGCCTACCCCTGATTGATCAAGCACTTGTGTACCATCAGGATTCCATAAGATACCTCCAGCCATTCCTTTTTTTGTTTCAACCCAACGTCCAGGTCCCTCTGGATCTTCGTAGGTTTCAAAAAAACTTGCGTCTGCAACTATAACTTTAACAACCGTGTTATCTTCTGCACTCGTACCAATACCGACGTGAGAAGTTACTACTTTTGCCCAATGTCCCATAATAGTTAAAATTCTCCGTAATATTTATACTGCATATCTAATAACTACCACTCCATCACCACCATCACCACCAGATGGATTAGGGTTAGATGTGTGTGTCGAAGCACCACCACCTGCTCCTGTGCCATTTGTTCCTGATGTAGCTCTATTATTAACAGAACTATTTGTTACACCACCTATACCACTAGCGGGTGATTGAGCATCATATTGTCCATTCTCATTTCCACCACCGCCACCAGCAGCGTAGTTTTGGTTGCTTCCTGTTTCATAATTGTTGGCAGCACCTACACCACCATTACCACCTCGCATAGTTCCTCTTACATTTCCGTTTTGTCCAACAGCACCTTTACCGCCACCGCCTCCTCCACCTGAGTTGACGTGGTTGCCACCTGCGTTTCCTTGTCCAGAAGTTCCTGCACCTCCAGTGCTATTAGCAGATTCACCTGATCCTCCACCACCAGACCCACCAGAGTTTGCATTTGCACCACCAGCAGATCCACCACGACCACCACCAACTGCTGTATAACCTAATGCAGCTGAGTTTGCTCCGTTGGTTGCGTATGGACCGCCATCTCCATGAGATATTCCTGAACCATTTCCACCAGCACCAACTGTAATTGTATAGTTTTGTGCAGAGACAGAAACACCAGTTTGAACGAGCATACCTCCTGCTCCTCCACCACCAGAGTTATCTGCACCACCGCCACCGCCACCAGCAACGATTAAAACATCAGCAGATGTTACAAGAGCAGTATTTGTCCAAGTGCCTGAAGATGTAAATTTATGAGATCTATATCCAGAATATGTGTTGATGGTGCCACCTGAAGGTAAACCAACTGCAGTTTTATTCACTCCTTGAGAACTTGAACCATCAGAGTTTGTTACTTTGATTGTAACAACTCTACCAGCGGTAACATTATTATAAACCGATGCTGGAACTGAAACTGATGCTGCTGTATCTGAAGATGGGTTCACAGTAACATCCACATTTATACCATCTTGAGATTGTAAAAAATTAACAACTAAATTAGCTGTTAAAAATCCCGTGCCTGATAGTGTGAGAGTGCTTCCTAGTCCATCAATAATATTTCCAGATACAGAATTTAATACTGCTAGTACAGAAGAAACTTTTGCCCAAGATGACCCATCATAATACTCTAATACACCTGTTGTTGTATTAAAAATTACTTGACCCTGAACAGCAGTTAAGGCATTTCTTTGAGTGGTATTCAATCTACTAAATCCAATACCATCACTAGCCTTCATAAAACTAGATGTACCTGCTCCTACAAATACTGGCATTTCAATTAACCTCCGTTAGATTAAACTTATACTTTTTGCCACTGCGATTATTTATGAGGAATAAATCGCTTTCACCCTCTTGAATTGTAAAGTCTCCCCAAGTTCCGTCCACATCATTTTTAGATCCTTTATTAGAACAATGTAAGTCAGCAGAATATATGTTTGCCCATCTTCTTGTTGACGTACCTAAATTGTAAGTATTATCTATAGCTGGTACTGTGTGTCCATCATTTTGAATACGAAGACGACAAATATTATTAGTTGCAATCTCTAAACCAATACCACCACTATGTGCATCAGTTACATGAATATAAGGGTAGTTTCCAGTTGAACCTGAAAATGTTTGATTACCATTACCCTCAATACCAATATTCAAATGGTTCAAATTGCCATCTTGTGAGAACTTAATCTGAGGATTATGAGTTTCATCAGAATTATCCGTATCTGCATTCAAATGAAGTAATACATCTTCCGCACTTTGCATTTCTATTCCAGTTGTTGTAGTCTGTAACTTAGGAGTAGCACTACCCAAAGCTGGATGATATAAACGTGCGGTGCCATTATTATCAGCGTATATAACATTACGATATCCACCAGAATTATTACCACATACAAGATGAAGATCTCTTCTGCTTCTTACATACAAATCTTTTCCATCTACTTCACCACTAACATAATTAGCATTACTTTGGTGGAACAATTGAAGATCTCCAGCATTTCCAATTTTTAATCTATTATTACCAGCTCCTGTACTGTCATTTAAAGTAACAACCTTATTATTACAGTCAAGGTCGCCACCTAGCTGCGGTGAAGTGTCAGAAATTAAATCTGTATTAACAACTTGGAAAGTTCCATCACCACGATAGAATGTTGTGGTGTTCTTAGTTCCAGTTCCAATTCTTGCTACGGGAACTGTCCCTGATGCAATATTAGAACCATTTAAATTAGTAAGTGATGCACCGTTACCTGAGAAAGATGTTGCGGTCAATTGACCTGAAGATGAGTTAAATGTGAGATTAGTTCCAGTTTTTGGAGCAAGATTACCTGTCGCTGCAGTTGCAAATAATACATTACATGATGTATCACTTGACTCATCTGTGGTTGTAATTGATAACGCAGTGGTTGCAGTACCAACGATATTCGCATTGAAATATGAAACACCACTTGTTACTTTTATACCACCTGAAGTAACTCTAACACCTGATTGTGCAGTTATAATACCAACTGAGTCAATACTTGTTACATCCTCATATGTTAATACACCTGTAACTTCTAAGTTACCTGTAACCTTAGCTCCTGTATTTGTGGTTTCAATACGCTTAGTATTATTAAAGTATGATTCAACAGAGTCACCAGTATTGGCAACAATCATTTTATGACCATTACTTTTTAGTAATTGTATACTTCCAGTAGTTGCTGTGACTAATAAATTACCTGTTCCATTCTCTGCGATGTATGAGTTATTTCCATCATGATACGCCTGGAGATCTTGCGAATTTCCAAGACGTAGACGATCTCCATCTAATAGATCAACATTTCCGTTGAATGTGCTGATACCAGAGACATTTAATTGTTTTGTAAAAAGTGTTGTACCAGTAACTGTACCAATACCAGCAATACTAAATGTTCCACCGACTGGAGTTACATCATCTAAAGTATCAACATATGTCTTGACTGCTTTTTGAGTTGAAACTTTTGTGTCACTGTTCTGAGATAATGTAACATCAGTTGAAAATTCATTAACAGCAGCACCGATTAGACCACCAACAGATCCAAGTCTTAATGATTCAAGACCAGATAAGTTAAATGCAGATGCATCCAATGTAACATTACCTGTTGCTTGGTCTACCTTGAATTGGTCTCCAACATAAAAGTTACCTAAATCATCAGTTGCAGTGTAGTAAACACGACCAGGATCAGTTGAGTTTGTCATCACCTGATATGCCTGATTTGGATTCTGAGTTGGATTATTTGGCCAATTTGTAGTATCTGTTCCACCAGTACCAACTTGTAGGAAGTCATGACCCGTGAGACGAATCAAACTAAATTCTTTTCTTACATTAACAGTTACCCCTGATGCTACTGGTGTTGGTCTTGAAGTAGAGAATACTAATATATGATACGCAACACTATTTGCTGTTACTGAACTTACAGACTGTATTTGATATGCGTTACCATCTGTTGTCGCAAATTGTAGAGAATCTCCTGCATCAGCAGATGAAGAAAATTGTGTAACTAGAATTCTACCAGATTGATTAGTTTCAACATTAGCAGCTGCCATTGTAGCAGTGGCACCTGATGATCCACCAGTGACTGTTTCGTTTGCTTGGAATGTACCTGACTTCTGGACAATGTACATAACTTTGGGTTCAGATTGCACATTGACAACATAAGCAGTTGCACCAGATGTTCCACCAGTAATTTGCTCACCATCAGTAAATGATTGACTAAGAACTCCAACATAGGTAAGCATATTACCTCTGACTGTTCCTTGGTTTGCACTCTCACCTGCATCAAAACCTGCTGAGTAAACAGCGTATTCACCATAAGCATTACTTGAGTTAAGAGAACGTATCTTTGAACCACCGATACATGCAAAACCTACCGTGCAATAATATGTAAACGTTGAAATCATCTCAGCGTTTGCATTTGCTTTTAGAAATACTCCTAATCCATCACTATGAACAGCGGTATAAGTATGAAATAACATACTACGGTTTCCAGTTGAATGAACTGACCCGTCTAATACAGCACCAGTTGCACCATTACCGAATGATGTAACATTATAAATGTAGGGTGATTTAGTTAATATTGGACTCGCAGCATTAAGGGCAAGATATATTCCACCAATCGTCGCACTCTCTGGTTTATGTGCAGGACTTCCTGGTGAGTATCCACCCATTCCATCCATCACAAGATCCTGTAGGACAGTTGCATTACTCATTCTGAATAGAATAGAGCGATTATTTTGAACAGAACCTCCAGAGTCTAAACCAGAACCAGGTTTAATTATTGTTGCTCTTAAACTATCACCAGCGATTGTGGTATGTGCAGGAACAACTATTGGAAGTTGAACTTCTTCATATGTACCTGCTTTAATGAAGATAATTGCAGGTGATGTTGCAGTCGGAGTTCCAATATTTGAACAAGCATATTTAATTGTTTTAAATGCTCTATCTACAGATCCACCAAAACCACTTGCATCTGTACCTGCTGGTGAAACATAATAAACATTAACAACTGAACCACTATCACCATATACTAAATCTGTTCCATTTGATTTTAATATTTTTCCTGTCGCACCTAGACTTAATTTTTCTATCCTACCCGCTGAATTATAAAATAATATATCTCCTCTTGTTCCTGTGTTTATATTTGTTCCACCACCTAAATTTAATTGTGCAGAAGTAGATAATGTAGTAATACCTGTCAAATTTAAACCAGTTCCCGCCAAGTCAAGAGTATCACCAGATGGAATTTCTTGAATTTGATTGGAACTGGTATTCAGTATTAACGGAAATCTATTCGCCATTATATCATGAAAGCTTTCTTTTTATTTATGCTAGGTTAAAAGCGATAGTATGCCTTACACCACTACGAGTTAATATACCCATCGTTCTTCCATGCAAATCAAGAGTATGTGCTCCTGATCTTGATCCTATTGTAAGTGTCTTTAATGGAGGAACATTTGTTGTAGCTAAAACTACACAAAAAAAGTTAGCCCCTGTTTTTGGAGCAGACGCAAAAGTTATTTGACTATCAACAATCGTAAATGATGTAATAGGTTCTTGAATTACACCACCTAATGATACTAATAAAGTGTAAGGATTGCCAGGAAAAAATGCTTGATTACCAACTTTTAAATTAAAAGTAGTGGAGCTATTATCAAACTGTGAACTAATGTCATCAAGTTTTAAAAAAGCTCCTGATGGTTGCTGACGACCAATATATGCCATCTAAATTTTAAACTTTCTTCTATTTATCAGAAGTTTCTGCTTCAGGTGTTACTACTTCAGTTGCTGCCTCTTCTTCTTTTGGTAATTCAACACCAGTTTGTTGTAAATATTCAATTATACCTTGAAGTTTCAGAAGCATTTCTCTCTTCTGTTTTGCCTGTCCTTCAAGTTGATTAATTTCATTCACGAGTGTCTGTGATTGCTCAACTACAGATTTTAAATGATTTTGTTGCTCAGTTGCCATTGCTAAAATATATTTTGACTTTATTATATATCATACTTTTGAAAGTGTCAAGTGTACGGTTTTTTAGAAGAAACCATGACCGATTTCATATTCTTGACTCTCCCAAGATGGAACTGTTACGTGTGTTGGACTATAACTTGTGCTTCCAACTATTATGACTCTACCAGATCGATGATCAAATTCAGATAATGTTACACTATTCACTCCTGGATTTTGTAAAATACTTTGGAAATTTGTTAATAAACCTCCATCATGCAAAATGATACCGTAAGGATTTGCACTTTGGTTAGAACCTGAAGGCATATGAGTTGGAGGAACAGGGAATATCTCAGACCAGTGAATATTACTATCATGCCTTTTATAACCATTAAATAATCTAGAATTTACATTTTGAAAACAATATCTTCTGCATCTAGCAGTCGTAACTGCAGGGTGCACATGCTCATATGGAGTTGGTTTTGATGTTGAAGTGGGAACTCTTTCAAGTTGAAATCCAGTTGTATAACCTTGTTGCGAAAAACCCCACTTCCAGTAAGCACCAGTCGCACCTGAAATTATAGAACTTGGCATTGGGCCAAATACCTTATAGTATCTGGTGAATGTTCCTGTGCTTGTTCCAGCAGCAGTCTCACCTGTTGATGTATATGCACCACCCATTGCGACTGGTATATCTGTTTTTGTTGACCCTAAATCATAACTAAATGCTGCTCCTGATGGATTGCAAGTTGCAGTAGACCAGAAACTTACACACCAATATGAACCTGGTGTAAAGACACCCATATCTCCGTAGTCTGGAAGTTCAACTGCTTGCATTATCTGTCCACCAGCACCATTTGTTAGTGTTGAATATGAAAATCCTTTTCCTGTTGGAACATTTGTAGATCTACTCCACTGGACTGAATTTCGAGACATAAATCTATCAGTCACCCATCCATATGCGTGGTGATTTCCATAATCCATTGATGTATTTGCTCTTCTTCCTCCTCTACAATCAAAAGATCCATTATCAAACCAGTTCTTTCTTCCTCCACCTGGTCCGTATATGTCACCCTCTTTTGTAATACGCATTCTCTCGTCACCATCGTTGACCATAGTTGTGTCTGAATCATTGTTAGTGAGGAAAACTAAATCACCCAATCCATAACTACCTGTTCTCTGAAACGCTATAGAACCTTTTGTGTAACTAAATCCAGTACCAGCACCAAATGCTATCCCAGTGGTATCACCAGGAACTCCAGTTCCATAGTTATGCAGACTTATCATTGCATAGTTCTTACTGACACCAGAAGCATCGATTGCAGAGGAGTCACTATTTGCATCCCATATTGAAATGAAAGTATTGTTTAACGGAGTAGATGATTGTGTATGATTGATTTTTATTTCCCCATCACTCATAATGCGAAGTCTTTCAGTTGGGACAGTATTTGCATCACCTGAAGTTGCACGAGTTGCAAATATCAAAGAACCCTGACTATTACTACCTTCTCTTGCGTGTCCAATATAAGCACCAGCAAAATTACTACCACTACCACTTTCTGAAAATACTATTTGTGGACCTTGTCCATTAGTTGCACTGTCTCCAGTCAACATTATATGTCCTTTGGTTGTTCCAACTGTTGATGCAGCACGAATTAATAGATAATTACCATCTGGATTATCTTCACCAATTCCAATTTTTCCGTCTGATGTGATGCGAAGTCTTTCAGTACCAGCGGTTGCGAATCTTATTGGTGTGCTGTCTTTATTAAAAACAAGACAGTCACCCGATGGATTGATTCCAAGAAGAAATCCATCGTTGTTAGTAATTCCTGTATCATTATTAGTAATATGGAAATAAGCAGATGAATTACTTGCATTTTTATGAAGATGAAGTAATGGAGATAAACCACTTCCACTAGAACCAGCACCAATATTTACGTGTCCATTTGAGAAGATGCGAAGTCTTTCAGTACCAGCAGTTTCAAATGTGATTGAATCGTTGGATGGAAATCTTATCTTTGTGTTTGAATCGTCAGTATGTTCAATTGCATCAGTCAAATAAAGTGTGCCACCAAGTGACAAATTTCCTGTTGCAGAAATATTTCCAGATACACTTATACCACCGCTAGTCGTGCTTAATCTAAGTCCAGCATCATGATATAATTGTACATCACCATCGTAATTACATATAATACTATGTTCACCTGACTTACCCTGAATATAAATGTCTCCTGATGAATCCTCATTTCTAATATATAAACTTCCAGTTACATTGTGCAAATATCCTACAGAACCATTATGCTGCATCCACATTTTGTCGGCTCCATAGAAGAGACCCACACTTTGGCCAAGTCTGATTGTATTATCTGATTTGTCAATTAAAATATTTCCACCATTCGCAGTTATAAAGCGAACATCATCATTAAAGGTTGAAATACCAGAATGAATTGCACCTGATGCTTGTGCTTGTATTTTTATATTACCAGCAGAATCTTTTAATGTAGTTGCATCAATACCAGTTAATGAACTTCCATCACCCTCAAAACTATTTGCAGTGACAATTCCAGATACTACAATACCAGTGTTAGTATAACTTACAGTTCCCAGACCAACACGGTTTTTTATCGTATTTGCTCGTATCTCAGATGTCATATTACTTTTTGATTATTTATGAACTCTCAAGAGTGGTTACTCTTGCTTTAAGATCATCATTTTCTCTTTTCAATTCTTTAATTGCTTCTACTAAAAGTGGAACCATTTTCTCCATCTTGACACCTTCAATTTCACCATAATATACATCATCTTTAACATCTTTTGTTGGGTCATCATCAAAATCACTTTCATTATCAACATCACTTATAATATGTGCTTCAGGCCATACAGTCTTAACGTCTTGTGCAATGAATCCATAATGAGTTCCTTCTGGATATGCACCTGTGCCATATTTTTTCCGTATTTCATCTTTCCAAGTATATGATACACCTTGAAGTTGTGTAACCTTTGTAAGTGCATCACTTGTACTCATATTTGTAATATTATCTTTCAATCTACGGTCTGAACTTGTACCTCCTGTCCATTGTCCAACACTGTTCATTACCTGACCACCAGAAAATACGTTCCAACTACCAGAACTATTGCTCGATGAATACCAATAGAATCCGTTCCCTCTCATATAAAGTAAGCAGTTAGTAGTATCAGAGGATTTGTGTATCCAACTTCCGTTATTATATGTGATACCACTTGAAAGATAAGTACCACCACCAGCCCAAGGTAGAAGTCCAAAAAGAGTGTTATAATTGGTAGTCGTACCAGAAAAGCAACCTGTGTTACCTTGAGAAGAACGAACCTGTAAAGGAGCTTGATCTTCAAACCCACCAGCACTTGAGGGTTGTCCAATGAACGCTCGATTAGGAGCATGATCCATATGGATTATTGACTGGTTATTAACCTCAAGGTGCATACGAGCAACACTACTGTTTGTAGTCGCATTTACTACTTTTATTCTTCCAGTTACGTTACCTCCATGACCATACCAACCTATTCCTGTTCCCCATCCTGTGCCACTTGCATATGTGTTCTGAAGTCTTAGAACATCTACTGTACTATTATCATACCTCCTTAATAATAAATGATCAAAATTCTGTTGATTAGGTATATTAACAAATCTGGCATATCTCCCTTCTGAACTCTGACCAAACTGAGCAATTGTATCGGAAGTGTTATTTACAACGTGTAATGCTGATGATGGAGTGACATTAATACCAACTCTCTTGTATGCACTAACTCTCATAACTTCTTCATATCCATAAGAGCCGCTATAATACCCTTGAGGCATGAATACTAAATCTCCAGAATAAGTATTCTGATTTGAGTGTCTTACAGTAATTTTTCCGTGAGCAGGATTATTACCAGAGCTATGATCTGCGTTTAAGAAAATACTTGGATAATTTTCACCATTTTCACCACTACCACTGTAGAATGTTGTCTGAGTTTCAATTTTTAAAGTTCCATTAGTGATGTGAAGTTTACAATCAGGACTTGAATTTGTGCCTATAAGAACTTGTCCACTTGAATTGATGCGAAGTCTTTCTGTACCAGCAGTCTCCACTTGAAATGTATCAGTAGTAGGAAATCCAAAATTTGTATCTGAATCTCCATCATGAGCAATTTTAGCTGGCATTATTACATTACCACCATTCACTGAAAAACCACTACCTTCAAGAGTGCCAGTGAAATATATACCACCATCAAAAGTAGAATTACCAGTTACTTTGAACTTCTTTGCTGTTTGTGTGTAATCACCACCGATATTTACTTCACCAGTTGATGTGATGACCATTCTTTCAGCATTATTTGTCCTAAGTGACATAAAACCAGTTTGGTAGTTAACAATATATGAATTATTATTATGCTGTCCAACTAACAATCCCTTATTATTACCACCAGAAGCAGAGGAGGACTCTATAAACCTTATCATTGAACCATTAGATGTACCAGCAGATATTGCTAAAACTTTATTCCAGTTACCTTGAAGAGACTGAGTAGGATTATTTGTTCCGATACCAATATTGCCACTTGTATCAAATCTTGCAACCTCAGTGCCACCTCTGTTAAATATAATTTGTTGAGAACCGCCAGAGGTTATATTAAAATTATTTGATGCTGTTAAATCTAATGCACCAAAAGAAGTAACATTTATAGATGCACTGCCAGCATTTGTTCCACCTCTTTGTAATGTAATACCGTGGTTTGTACTATTTCTTAATAAGTGTAGTGTGTTACTAGGATTATGAGTATTAATTCCAACCTCTCCATTACCCTCAACACATAATTGATATGGCAAAGAATTATTTGGATTATAAACACTATAAGAAGTAAATTGTGCTATTTGACCTACTCTAAATGTTTCTGCTCCATCCTGACGATAATTAATATAACCGTAACCATTTGTGTGTCTCAGTTCTAATACACCAGCTCCATTACTGGACTCTATTTTTTGTATAGCATCTCCTGATGCTTTATGCAAATGTATAAGGGCAGTTGGACTAATAGTTCCGATGCCAAGTCGGCCACTTGTATCAAAAGTTGCTGCGGTTACTGTTGAGTTTGCAGCATTTGTTTTTATAACTATGGCATCTTTTCCTTCTAATGTGGTTGTTCCTCGATTATCTCCAGTAGCACTTCTTTGTGCGTATAAAGTTCCAATGTAATCATCTCCTGCTCCCATTGCACCCACTGCAACACCAGCACCTCTACCTGTAACGCTTGCAGATGGATTTAACACCATCAGAGCGTTTTTCTTTGTTGAACCCAGTCCACTATAAACCTTTGTTATACTTGATGATCCGAAAGTAGATTCACCAAGAACAACAGTAGGTGTCATAGCATGTAAAACTCCGCTTGAGTTGAGAGTTAATCTATTAACTCCATTTGTTTCATCTCTTAATCTAAATGAACCACCATTAACAACAAGACTATAATCTGAATCAGCGTTGGTATCTGTTAAATGGAGTTCAGGTGCAGTGCTAGTAATTGTGGTGACACCAGAAATACTTACATTATCTAAGTTTGTATGACCATCTACAGATATATCATTGTTCAATACTACGGTACCAGTTACATCAATGTTACCATTTGTGTTTGATATTAATAAATTTGAATTGTTATGATGTATTGTTGCATCAGTTTGACTTCCAAATGCTAGTTTTGCATTATCATTCAATCTGAATAAATTAGATGATGGTATCCATACCGCATGATAATTAGCACCAGTAAAGCTTGTATTAACAGCATTAGTGAAAGTATTACCACTATCAAATGTTAATCTTGCTACATTAGAGTGATGTATTTCAGTGTTTCGATATCCAATCTCTAACGTATCATTGTAGTTTCTTATTTTAGTTCTTGAATCAGATGAGACATAAGATATAGATGTTTTTAATGAATTTCCAAAACTAACTCTCGCACCATCATTCATCTGAATTCCGTTTGGAGAATTTGAGAATGTAACTACACCAGCAACACTTACATTATCAAGGTTAGTATGTCCATCAACATCTATATCTCCTGAAATATCTAAACCACCAAATGTTCCTACTCCAACAGCAGATACACCAGCACCAACATGAATATCTTTCTGTGCTGTTATAATACCAACTGAGTCGATACTTGTTACATCTTCATAAGTCAGCACACCACCGACTGTTAAGTCACCAGTAAAATTACCACCAACAGCAGTGACTATACCTGTTGAATTTATATTATGTGTATCGTAATTCTCATTGGGTTTAATGACACCCTTCGTAATTCGGGTTAGTGCCATTTTATGTTATCTCCATGATTGTTAAAGAAGCATCTATACTGTTATTTGTATCACTATTAACAGTTATTGTATCTGCAGTTTCTAAAACAACTTTGTTACCCGACATAAATTCTAACGATGAACCTTGAGGTATTGGTGCATTCTTTAATAATTTGACATCATCAGTTGTAGGTCTTGTAATTCCTACTCCTACAATACAACCTGATCCAGATGTGTTCGCCAATGTAATTCCGATCACAACAGTCGTGGTTGCACTCGGAACAACATAAACATTTTGCGTTGTTATACCGACGTTCGCTTTTGTTTTTAATTTAAAGGTATTCGCCATTTTTTATCCTAATGCTATTGCAAGTGCGGTTGCATCACCAAGTGCAGTCGTAGTGACTGATACTCCCCCAACTTGTACATCCGTGTCACTATTTATGGCACCAGTAACATTAGTAGTTCCTTGAACATATAAAGCGTGACCACCTTGTGGAGTTGTAGTATTAATTCCAACAGAGTTTGCAATACCAACCTGACCATTGGTGTCATTTACATTTACAAACGAATTAAATTGTGATGCTTCTCTGTTTTTTGCCATTATTGTTTTTAGTTATTTATGAACCTTCTAGGGCAGCGACTCTTACCTCAAGTGCTTCTCTCTTTAATATTTCATCCTGTAAAGCTGCAGTTAATAATGGAACTAATTTTGATAGATCCATTTGTTGATAAATTGGTTCACCAACTGTGGTTGCGATACCAGCATCAACATCTTTTGAGGTTGATACCTGATCTTTTGTCCCTGTTACTGTATGTGGAACAATCTCTTGTGCTTCATGTGCTAAGAAACCATCCACGGTTTCAGAGGGATTATCTTTAAAGTTAAATCTGTATGGTTTTAATTGTTTTAATTTTGAGATTCCATCAGTCAATGAAACAACATTTTCTTTTCTTCGATAATCAGATGATGTATTAAATTGTGTTCCACCACTATTAAAATATATACTTCCTACTGTCGTGTTCGCAGACAAGAAGACATTTGCATAATACCCACCAGTTGAAATGGATTTGTAATAATGCATTACACCATCTCTTCTGGATATCATCGCACCATCTTGATTTAGCGATATACCCTTAGCTTGTGTACTGGAACTAGCTGACTGAGTTCCCACACAGAAATTGCCATTGGTGTCAACAAAAAATGTTGATTGACCATTTTGATAATAATGAAAATAACCATTTCCACTATTAATAATATAAAATCCACCCTGATTATGGTGAATTATACGGACATTACTGTGATTTGTTACTAGTTTAACTTGTGCATTATTATTAACACTATCATTTGAATAA